ACCAACTCCCCAGCGTGAATAAGCCTGGCAGCCTTACTCACTATGAGACCATTGAGGTCTCTCTCGTGTTCACGAGGTTCGTCCTTAGGTACTACTTTACGCGAAAGCGTGGAAGTAATCCCCATCTGGGCACGGCCCACCATCCCGTCCACAGTGTCGACTATGTACTGGGACATAGGACCATCCTCTTTAAGGCAAGTGACATAACGACCAAGTACTTCATCAAAGTATTTGTCGAAATAAACGTCTTTCTTGCCTTTAAGAGTGCCAGCAGAAGTGGTAAGTGCCACAGAGCCAGCAAGTGTGCACCCGTATCCAGCCAACGCGTCATCCATGTTGCACGGACCTAGCTGCGTAACGTAACCGTAATCACCAACAGCCAACTTGATGAAATTCGATTCCATGTCAGTCTTCACATCCTTGTAGGCTTTCCTCAATGAAAAGGGCTCTACCTTGGTTGAAAGACCGGTCTTGTCGAACATCTTGGTGTGAGAAACATGTATGTCAGGATTAGGAGTGCTGTGAGCACGGCCGACCTCCTTGAGAGCAGGAATGGCTCCGTACAAATGACCCCTCAAAGGGCTCTTCTTGTATGCACTACGAAAAGCGACACCACCAGAGCCACTGTTACCAACTATTGAATATTTGGTATTAGGGGCAATAGTCCTCAACACACTGTCAGGGTGTAACCCAAACGAGTTAGTCATGGTAACTATGGGTGGTGTGGCAGACACTCCAGGGTCAGCCAACAAAGGTGTACCAATCACAATGTGTGCGTTAGTGCACCCTGGTATAGCCTTCTGTTGAAGATTATTCCAAAGATCAGTAATGACACCCTGTGTGATGGGAGCAGCGTACACGAAAGGAGCGTGAGCACCCTCGTGGATACCAACCACCGTTCTACCGGCGATGTAAGGTAACCCACAGGTACCAACAGCTCCAACACCCTCGACGCAAGCACCGAGGAATGTTGTTTCAGGCATGTTGCCAATACTATAATTCACGGTTTTAATACCATGATAAGTACCGGACAACAGTTCCAATTCCTCCTGGTGGCAGTAATTGCCAACCATGGAAGGGCACATAATACGCTTGACGTTTGTCATGTCCGTTTTACCGAACGCGGATTTCTGTGCAAACAGGCCTGTTATGTCTCTAACAGCACCCATGTCCTGTACCCCCAAGAGGGCTACATCCAATGATCCGTCCAACCCGTTGAGACGGGCTCTGGGCAGTTCAGAACCAAAAGCAATGAATGCTCTGGGTATGATGACTGGGCGAACGCGCTGTCCCTCTTTCCAGTACACCTGAACCTTGAAGTACTCGGCTCCAGAT